TCTCTGTGGATCTTTATCCATCCTTGTTTTTTGCTCATTTTAATTCTTTATTTTTAGTCTCTGTTTTATATTAATATTCCTCCATGATATGAAGTATTATAATATCATTCTCTATTTTTAATAGCCCAGTTTTTTGTAATACCCCTAGTACATTTGATATTGAGGTATTTCTCGTTCTGAATAGTCTAGCATAATAATTCAAATCTAGTTTTAGTCTATCAGATTCAGTTAATATACATTCATTCATTAACTCTAGATAGAAGCCTTTTTGTTGTAGATTAAGTCTAGATATTCTTACGTCTCCTCTCCAGTCTTTAGAATTAAAAGGTAATTGTTTTATTTGTCTCATAATGATTATTTGTTTGTTGTCTATTATATATGCAACATGACGTAAAGTTTCGGGTCATTCTACGAACTCTAACAATAATCTAACGATACCTTGGTGTACGGAGGTTCTAACTAAATTACCACAAAAAAGGACCAGAAGTTCAAAACTGGCCCTTATAACTGTCAGAGACTAAAAATAAGTTACATCCTATATATGTCAGAATATAAACCTTTGTTTCAACTTTAACAATAATCTAACGATTCGAAAGGGCAATTGCTCCAAGAAGTTTGTACTAATGGTAATATATAAGAAGTAAACATCCCGACTGGTGTTTTTAAAAATAATTATGAAAATGCAAGATTCAAAATGGAAGGCCATCCAATTAAACGGTCAGGAGACAAACTATCTTATATCAGATGAGGGTGAAGTTAAAAATGGCTATACCGGTGATATAATAAAATCACATGCCACAGGAGGTAGAGCAAACCATAGATATCAGAGGGTCCACCTAAAAATAGGCAAAGGACAAAAGAACTATAGATATGTACATCGATTAGTTGCTAATGCTTTTTTGGATAAGGCTCATCCTAGTTTAGAAGTTAATCATAAGGATAGGAACACATCAAATAATCACGTTTCAAATTTGGAATGGATTTCACATAAGGAGAACCTTCGATTTAGTATGAAAGACGTTAATGCAAATATACCTCCTGTAGATGTAGCTAAGATGAGAATACTTTATTCAGCTGGAGTTGCTATTTCTTCTATATCACATCACTTTCAAATTAAAAGACATTTCGTTACTAAGATCGTTAGATTTAAAGTTCATACGGGAGAGAAGTATATAAAAGCTCAAAATGAATTTAAATTTGAAGACCCTTCTTTTATATAAAAAGAACCCTTCCAAAAGAAAACCCCCGGAGTTAATAAGCTCTCCGGGGGTTTTTTATATTTAAAAAAACTAGACCGACTGATCTATTTATTATGAATGCAATCTATATATGATTAAACGGGGAGATTGTTTCGTTAAAATATTGGAGGATGCCCTTCTGGAGGTAGAGGAGAACCGGTTCCTCCAGTTTCTCCTGGTGGAAAGTAGTTATAATTATTTCCAAAGTGACCTTCACCACCTCTTAAATGTCCATTCCTATCCTCTGGATCCTTGCCAGATCTTCTTATATTTCTACTAATGTTTGCTACATCATCAGATATTGCTGACACATTAGAAGCTTCTGTACGTATCGTTTTCATCCATCCTCTAAATATTGGAAGGAATTGGATCTTTAGAGACCTTTCAACATTGTTAATTATAGAGGTAAATTCGACCATGAAAATAGCCATCCCTATAATTTTGGTTGCGAATAAAGAAATATTGGAGAAAAATAGAACAAATTCCCCTAGGATATGCTGATCCAGTAGGTAGACACACAGGATAGTTAAATTGTAAAGAAGAAGCTTTGGAATTATTTTACCAAGCTTATTAGATGTAATAGGTATTGACTCTTTCCAAGAAGCATATACGCCTGTTAATAAATCAAAAAGTACTACTACTATCGTTGCTATTACTATACCTTTAACTGGAGCTAAAAATGATGCAACCAACACTATTGTCCCTTTCCACAAATTTTCCATTTTCATCTCATATTATTTTTAGTAAAATAACAAATTAGAAGAATTGGGTTCCTCCCCTTCAGGAGGAGTAAGCCCGTCCTGGTCTTTGTATTCCGGGAACTCATTCGAATTCTTAGTTAGAAACTTAACTAAAAGATCTTCATTAATATTTGCTCTACCCCCAGCCTCATTTAACATGAATTTTACTTGTGCGAAGTCTGCTGCAGCAGCAGCGTCGTCTGTATTAACCATAAGTCCCTTATTTCTTAGATTGTATTGGATCCAAGGCAGAGCTAAAGCTATCGTTCTCCAAAGAACTGCTGGCTGAATGTATCTTTCCATTAGGAGAATCTCATCAGGTGAAAGGGTTTGATTACTAAATTTAGCAACTAACTCGTCATAGAACTGAGATCCAAGTATAGGTCTTAAAAAATTATGCTCAGCTGCAGTAATATGAGAGGACAAATCCTTTGGATCTACATTATCAGTTACTGGGGAATTATCTTTTATGTAATTTTCTGTAATAAAGTTACTCATCTTATTTTATTATTTTTAATTTTCTGCAGAAATAGATTCCAAAAATAAGTCCTTCCTTAGGATCTTTACATCTAAATTAGCATATCCCATTTTTTGTATAAGATCTTGCAAGTTCTCCTGGATTACATCCTGGTTAGAATCCAACCAAACTTCATTAAATAAAGTAAAAGCTTCATTTAGCTCGTTAGTTGTTCCAAGTTTACCTGCTGACTCTATTCCCATAAGTGCTGGGTTGATCAAATGAGCACGCGATACATTCTTTACTATATTCTCTTGGGCAGAGGCAAAAGACTTATCTAACTTATTGGGCTCCGCCATGGTAATATCTGGAGCAAGCTCCTTACCAGAAGCTACAAATGTCATAACCTTACCAGCATTTTGAGCTCCGATAAACGATTCTTGTAGATTTTCTATGTACTCCTTCTCTTGTTGTGAATTTGCAAACTTTTCGTAGATCTTAATTATAGCAGAAGGATTAAGGGAGTTTTGCATATTTTGCTTTTGGAAGTAAGCAAACTGAGAATCTAACCAAATCCAATCAGCTGCTGAAGTATACCCAGGCACTGCGTAGATATCAAACCCAGGGGTTAGTTCTTGATATTGAATTAACTGTATGTTATCCTTTTTGTTGTATTTATCAAAAGGTTTAATATACTGTCTATCCCTAGATCCTCTTTTCCAGTCAGCTTGAATAAAGCCTTCGTTATGCTCTCTAAATAAATTAGTAGATCTAATAGTTTCCGCTGGGACAATGACAATGTTATTGTAATAAGTAGAATCTTTTCTATTTACTTTAATATAAACCCTTTCGTGAATAAGATATTCTTGTACGAATCTTCTAAAAAATGCTTTATTTAAAATAGAACGAACTTTTTCCGCTTCCATCTTTCCCTTAGTAGAAGTGTCTGAAGAGGTTATCTTAAGTCCATCCGCCATAATAGTTCTAGTCTTAAACTCCATTATAGCTCTATGAAATGCTGAAGAATGAAATAGTTCCAGAAGAACATAAGGATATAGATTGTCTTCTCCGAATATAACATACTCCGAACCCCCATGAGTGTTAATGTAGGGTCTTGAAAAATCCTGGTCTTTAGCTATTGCCAATTGACCCGGCCTCGTATTGCCAGTATAAAAAGTATTTTTAGCCATTTTAGGCTTTTCTTTGCTGGAAAAATTAAATAATTTCATTAAGTTTTATTTTATTTATAAACGCCAGGAATAGACACTTGAGGAAGGGTTACATTACATCTTCCAATTTCTATTGATCTTACCATATCATCCGGAAGTAATTCAAAAGCTTCATATTCCCAAAACCCATTTTTCGAAAAGGAGATCTCGTTAGTATCCGGATTTACCTCATCTTCTGGAAGAACCATTATAGAATATGTATCGAATCTAACTATATGAGGGGATTCATTATCCACACCCGAAAGTAAGCAACTCCTTATAAGAGAATTGTCCATCTCATTTCTGAATTGAAGTCTAATTTCACCCAAGGGATTTACCATTAATTCTGAAAATGTCGGGTGAATTATATTTTGAAGTTCCTTATTTATATTAAGCATTTTTCCTATTTAATTAAAAAAGTCCATCCACGTATTGTAGATGGACTTTTATTTTATTTTGAAGCTTGGATCTTACGATGCCAAAGCGAGAGCAACGGATTCCTCTATTGCAAAGGCAGGGAATGCGGACTGTGCGGTAAACGTTAAAACATATCCGTTAAGATCTGTTTTAAGTGTTCCTGATCCACCTTCTGATCCAGTTAGATACATTTTGTCCTCTCTCAGACCAAAGATCCAATAGTTTTCATTTGCATCCTTCACCATCATAGTTAAAGGTGGTTGTCCATCAGCAATTAAAAGAATTCTTTGTCTCTTAATTGCTTCTCTTCTGCTAAGCTGTAAGCTAACTATCTGATCGTAAAATGTAGAAGAAGTTGTTAAATCTACAAGTATATTATCAGTAAATGAACTCACATTCGGATTAAATTGAAATTCAACAAATCCTGTTGCTCCTGGAGCTAAATCAGCTGCAGATACTGTTTCATCAGTATCATAAGTGACCGTGCTCATATCGATAGCATCTCCGTTATTTAGCCAAATTCTGGATACTCCTCCAGCATTACCTAAACAATCTTTAGCTATACCTAATATTTCGTTACATGCCATATTTTCTAGTTGTTATTTTTATTTTTAATTAGTAGTTACTAAATTATGCGTAGTATACTACTTCTGAACCAACTAAAAAGTCAAATCCTATTTTGAAAGATCCGGCAATTCTAACTGTTCTTGTTCCTGTTACTGCATTTTGAGGAATTACATTAAGTTCTTGCTCATCTGAAAGTAAATCAGTTAAAAGTACGAAGTTAGTAGTAACACCAGCTAACATAACATCTGGTAGTTGACCTTGAGCAACTACGAAAGGTATACCTAAGAAGTTAGCTTCTTTAGCTCCAACGTAGTAAGCTTCGTTAGATGCAGTTGCAACAGCTTGTTGGTACAATCTTGCGATATTATCAGATACGAATATTCTCAAATCTGGAGAGTTTATGATAGTAGCAGGAATTGCGTTATAAACTTTAGTAATCTCAGCAATAACATTTGCGAGTGTTACTGTTTCCCCTGTTACATCAATTACAGTTGCATCAGCAGCTGCTTTTTTGTTAATACCATCACAAATAGTGAATGGGTATCCAGAAACAGAATCAACATCACCTTGCCATGCAGCAACTTCTAAATCGTTCTGTACTTTTCTAGCAACTTCTCCAGTCATATAGTTAAGAAAATCAGGAGGAGCTACTTCACCAGTGTTTGATCCTGGTCTCATAAGCTCACCAAGGAAGTTATTTTCGAAAGTAGTAGCACACAATTCTAATTGAATGTCTTTTCCACATACTTCAAAAGACTTTTGGTCAAGAGTACCTTCACCTGATGGTGACCATGCGCAACCTTCATCTTTTATAATTTCTCCTGCATTATATGAAGGAAGTTTAATCTTAGACTTTACGTTAGGAACTAATCTAAATAAAGAAGTAGATCCACCTTCTAAAAGTGCTGAGCTGTAAAAATCTAGCGCGTCCTTTCCTGTGTAAACAGTATTATCGACGATTGCAAATTTGTATTTTTTCATCTTTTTATTTTATTTTATTTTATAATCCTTTTATAGGTGGATAAGCCTATTTTTTAAATTTTATTTTATAATGATTTAACGAAGGAAAGCTTTTCAGACTTAGTCTGTAGATCTCTACTTAAGCTAAATTTGTTTTTCTTATTAAAATCAGAATCATCTTCTGCTAACATAGCTTCTAAAGCTTCTATTCTAGCTTCCATTTCTACCATCTTAGTAATTATTTCAGCATCAGCTTCCATTTCTTCTTCTTTAGAATCTTCTTTAGTATCTTCAGCTTCCATTTCTTCTTCTTTAGAATCTTCTTTAGTATCTTCAGCTTCCATTTCTTCTTCTTTAGAATCTTCAGCTTCCATCTCTACTTCTTCCACCTCTTCTTGCAGTACTTCCACATCAGTAACTTCTGAAATAGAACCTTCTGATACTACGATAGTTTTACCAGCATCTGGTAAAGCATATTCCCCGTCTGGAGCTGTAACTATTGCACCGTCTTCTGAAATGACTTCTACATCACTTCCAGTTTCCATACCTTCATCAACAACTAGTATTTCTTCTTCTGACTGAACTAAGGTTTGTTCGAATTTCTTAGTAGTCTTGTTAAAAGTTTTCTTAGTAGTTAACATGGTAGCAAAAAATTTATTTTTCTTCATGTTTTTTGTTTTATTTGTATTATCCTTTTGGGATTTGAATTGTGCTTCAGTTATACCTAAAAGACCTTCTAGACTGAAACCAACATTTTCTTTTTCTTTGATTTCTTTCCATTGCTCCGGGTCAGTTATCTTAGCTTCTATGAAGAAAGTACCTATTGGTAAATCAGTAAAGCCATAAAAGTTAGCTTTGTCTTTTTCCGTATCCTCTATTAACCAAGATCCTTTAATAAAGCCTTCTATTGGCTTATTTTCGTCGTGCTCTGAATTAAACTTAATAACTCTTTGCTCTTCGTTGAATTTCTCAGCCATTCTTTCTATTACCTCCTTGGTAAATACTGCATAGTATTCCCCAAGTTCTTTAGATTTTCTGTAAATGGGTTTATCTGGGATAGCAACAGGGCCAGCAATTATCTGCTTTTCGTTATCAAAATGAAATGAACTTATTACGTCTTTTGAATGTGACTTAAACTTAAGTGCAAATACCTCAATAGCAGGATCTTCTGTGATAGCGATCATATCTATTCCACTTTCGAATTCCGTTGGATCGAATGTTATGTTATAAATAGGTAATTTCATATATTATAAGTAATTTGGATTTTATTTTGTAAATTACTTCTCTGGTATAATAGAAGGGATAGAAGCGGGGGAAATAGAAGCTTCCATAACTGGAGATATTCCAGACAAAGTTAGATTGTATTGAGAGCCGTCGCTTAATGAAGTCCCAGAACCCCCAGATAAGGTATCAAGAGTAAGCCCAGAGTAAGCTCCCAATAACCACCATTGCTCATTTGAATCTAAAATAATAGCTACCATTTCCCTATTTCCTCCCGCTAGATTCTGAAGTTCTACGTTTTTAGAATTTAGTCTTTTGGAAATTGAAAAATTTATCCTATGTTCATATTCTATTACACCGAGGGAATCTATAGAGTATGTAACATCATAATTAGCAGAAAGGTTTGGGGGTTCATACCTAGCAAAATCTCCTTCTGTTAAATTTATTTCAGTTATTATTCCAGCGGTATATACTATATTTTCTATTTGATATACTGAAATTAAATAAATCTCTCTAACACCTCCTAGATTATTTGTGCATTCCTTTTCTATACCCATTAATTCGTTACAAGCCATATTATTATCCTTTTTTTGCTGCCATAATATTTAATACCATAATAACTGGTAGATTCAGAATGTAATTAAATCTACTAGCATCTGAATTACATAAAGACAGTATTGTTTTTTCCCAAGAAAAAGCTTTTTGTTGAGCTTCTTCCCTTTTTATTTTTTCAAGTTGAGCCTTAGTAAGGGCAGACTCATCTTCTGGATCTTCCCCCTGGTAATTATCGAAAAGTCCTTGATACCTTTCCATAAGATTTTTTCTATATTCTATCCATTCGTCCCATCTACCCATTATAGAGATAAGCTCGGAATCTAAAAATATCTTCTGTCTATGATTAACCCACATACCATATTTTTCAAATTCTGGTGGATGCAATTGATCCCCTTCATTTATCTTTTTTCTATACAATATAGAAAGTCCTTTGGCTATGGAGTCGGCTTTAGAAGAATATACCTCTAAATCAATATAAGCACCTAGAGTTATGCTATTAAAAGGTAAAGCATGAAGCTTAAATTCCGGAAATTCGAGACACTCTACAGGTGAATGTTTCCTTTCTAAGTCCTCTTTAAATTTTATATAAGCCACTTCTAACCTATCCAAAGGCCATTCGTATATTTCCTCAGGATCTAGATCATTTAAAATAGACACAACCTCCACTTGCCAATCAATCTCTGTATCGAAAGAAGTAGAATCTAGTGAATTAATTTCAAGAAGATGTTTTAACTTCACGTTGTATCTTTTTATTTAAGTTCATTACCACCTGAGCATTTAGCATCCAAAGAATAGAAATAAAATTATCAGCAGTAGCTTCCTTTAGACAAGAAGCCCTTTCTTTTATAGTTTCCCAGTCTGAATTAGAATTACCTATCTCCTTAAATACAGTAGACATGATTAAAGAAAAATGGTCCTCATTAAAGTAAGCTTTCTGTATGTCCCTGCCTACTCTAGCTGTCATCTTATTTGGCTCGTAGATAAATCTTCTTTCTCCTATAGAAAGGGTTTGAATTCCATTTTGAAGCTTTATATCATCCAAGGGTAAGATAAGATCTGTCAATTTTACAAAATCCTTAGTATTCCATTTAGCCATTTCTGATTCAGGCCAAGAAGATAGAAGGTTTATTATTCTCTTCCAATTGGAGATAAAGCTATTTCCTTTCAGAAGGGAATGGATTTGCTCCAATTCACCTAATGTTATCTCCGACCAAAGATTACGAAGCTTAAATTCACTACCCTCTAAATTTATTCTTATCATATCTTATATATTATAATTCCGACTGCTGTCTTATTGTATCTAATCTTCTGTTAGTAGAACTTAAATCAGTTTCTGAAACAAATGCTTGAATTACTTGGGGATTCGTTCCGTTAGAATTCTCTAAATCCTCACCTATATTAGTATTACCCCCAGTACCAAATAAACTAAAGTTAGGTGTAGAAGGTTCACCAGTTGTAGGTAAAGCACCAGAACTTATATTGGGAGTCGGAGTAGGAGAAGTGTCTACATTAGTTGAATTGTACTGTGTCTTCCTAATTCTATTAACCTGTTCTATTCCGCTGACAACTGCTGCACCAGCTGCTAATCCCCCAAGTGCAGGACCTACTACAGGGATTCCGGATAAGGAAGCATAAGAAGATACAGCGGATTTATAAGTATCGATCAAAGTAGTAGCTATATTAACAACCTTTTGTGCTTCAAAAGCTGCTCTAGCGATCTCTTCTCCTTTTTTACCAAAAGCTTCTGCTATAATTTGAACATTTTGAAATCCTTGTCGGGTTAATTCTATATAAGATTCTATTTCCCTTTCCCGTATTCCCCCCTCTTGATTAGCAAGATCATCAGCAATTTGCTTTTGCACACCTGCACTATTAGTCTTTATCCTTTGGAGTTCCTCCTCATATTCTTGTTGATCTATTAAATCAGCATCTAACTTAGCTTTTTGAATTTCCCGCTGGGTAGCATCAGATTCTAGTTGTTGTTCTAGTAGGGCTTCGGACTCTTCCCTTGCCTTTTGTAATTGTGCACCAAAATCATTAGCCGCTGGTTCGGGCTCTTCAAATTGAACCCCAGCGGCTCTAGCTTCTGCAAGGGCCGCTTCAAATTCTGTAATTGCGCTGTTCCTATCTAAAATAGCTTGCTTCTCTCTATCGAGAAGTCTGTTATTATACTCGGCTTCCGCAGCTATATCTTCTTGCTCTGCAGTAGCTCTAAGAGACTCTATTAAATCTCTTTTTTCAGAATCTATAAGAGTTGTATTAGACAAGGTGTCAGCGATTTGTCTATCAAGAGAAATAGCATTAGCTTTTAGTTGCTCTTCTAAAGCTTCTTTCTCATTAGCTACAATGGCTTCTGCTGCAGCAGCTACCGCATCCAGTTTAGCTTTCCCTTTTAGTTCCTCGTTATTAATTACATCCTGAAGTTCTCTTTCAAGTGCGAGTTGTTCATTAGCTATTCTAGCCGCGGTAGCTGCAATTATATTATCCTCAGTATTTCTATAAGCATCTAGTCGGGCTTCATTGAATTCTTTCTCTCTAGCTAAAGCCTCTACCCTAAATCCTCTTTCCCCATCAAGTCTTTCAGTTTCTATTCGATTCCTTTCACCTTGAAATGCTATAACTTCGGCTTTAGCTTCAGCAATTGCAGTTCTTTCCTCATCAGTAAGCTTAGTTCCTTTGGCTTGGAGTAACAAAGCATCACTTCTTAACTTAGAAGCTTCTAATTCTAAATTATTTAGACTATTTTGTTTATCGGCAATGGCCTGTAAAGCTTGTATTCTCTCCTCTGCAGAAATACCAAGTTCATCAGCTACCTTATTCCTAAGCTTTTCAATTTCAGATTCAGTAGTTGCCCTTTTTTCTAGAAGTTCAATTTCCAACTCTTTAGCCTTAATGTTTTTATTATCAGCTTGAGCTTGTCTATCAGATAAAGCTTTTAATTCAGCTGCATATTCAGCTGTTCCCTTTCTAAGATCTGTTAATTTAGTAGTTATATCCTCTACTCCTAAAGCAGCTTTACCAAAAGCATTAGCAGCTTCTTCGGCTGCCCCTGAAAAATCTCCTGAAAATAGCTTTACCAAAGCAGATCCTAAAGCAGGAATTAATTCTAAAAGCCCTTCTACTCTGTTTATAAGTTGTTTCTTTAAAAAATCCCCAAGGGCATTTAAAGCTTTTTGTGGATCTTCAAATACAGATATTATTAGTTCCCCTAAATCAGCAAACAAATCTAAAATAACGTTAGTTACAACAGAAAGTTGCCCCATTATCCTAGTTAAAGTATCTGATCCTTCTGAAGATCTTGAAAATGCTTGGGTTAATGCAACTACAGCTATAACTAATAGACCAATACCAGTAGCTGCTACCGCCACTTTTAAGGCGTTCATACCAACTACTGCAGTTTTAGTAGCAGTAAATATGGACATAAGTCCTGATACTGCTCCACCTGAAACTTCGTCTATTTTACCGCCAGCAAGATCAAAGGAATCACCCATAGAAGAGGCTTCTTTACCTGTATTTTTAACTTCTCCTGAAAGATCCTTAATTTGCTCTTTAGATTTAGAAGCATCCTTTCCTGCCTTTCCTAGGTTGTCTTTAAAGGCATCAAGATCTTTATTTGATGCTGCAGCAGCAGCTCCAACATCTATAAGCTCGTCAGTAACTTCTTGTATTTCTTTCTGAGCCTTTTTAAATTGTGCAGACCCTATATCTAATTTGGAAGCACTGGACTTTAGATCCGCCAGTTTTTGTTCTAACTTTTCAACAGTATCCAGAGCATTATTAGCATCCTTATTTTCTATTTTTATTTTAAAGTCTATTTCTCTAGTCATTCTTTTTAATTATATTGTCGTCGTCTTTATACTCCGTACCTATGTCAAGTAGGGAGTAACTGGTGGACGGTATTGCTTGACCTGATCCGCTATATTTTGCTAAACTTCCTGCTGCCATTACATTATAAATATTC